TAGTTCACCTCAACCTTAGGTGCTACTGATACACCACAGCCTGTAGATGACTTATGAAAGAAAAAAGTTTTCCTGTCACTTGATCCATCAAGATTTAAAGAGCCCTCGTCTCTATCACCGACTATATGAAACTGAAAGCCCATCATAGTGTTAAGCTCACCTGCAACAAGTGCTTTGATGTTTTGGAAATCACCACTGATTGCTCTTTCATCACCAAGTAGACCTGCAAGGTTATTCGCATGAATAACTGCATGACGATCTGTTGGAGGAACATTAGCTGCATCAAGAGCTTTCTTAGCTGCAATGATTTTACCAATATTCAAGTCAGAAGCTGCGGCTGAACCAGAAGTTACAACTGTATTAGCAATCGTAGTGCCTGGAGAAGCTGCTTCCATTACATCGATTATTATTTGATCTTCTCTTCTAGCAATAGCTTTACCAACAACTTGAGCCAACTCTTGTCTCTCATCGAAGTTCACTTTTGCTTGGTCGAAAATATCGCTATATTCAGCAGCTATGTAATCTGTCATAGTCGCTGTCACTGATCCGAATGAAGTGTTTAACGGAACAACGTCTGTTTGTGGTGTTCTAACTTGAGATACACCTTTTCCGATAGTAGGAAATTTTACAGTTGAACCATTAACATTAGTTCTCATTCGTACAGCATTTCTTAGTACTGCTTCACCCTGGTAGGCTTGTTTTACTTCAGCCTCAAAGAGAGTGATAAATGCAGTTGATAGTCCTGTACTCATTTGTACTCCTTATAAAAGTTAAATATAAAAAACTAATCGCCTATCGGTTATTGAAAAAATTCAGCCTTGGCTACAAGATTACGCTCTTGCAACGACTCATTTCTGAGTAGCCAAACTTGCCCTAGATTAGGGTTGTAAGTTAATACTTTATTTATAACTTTTTTTTAGATTATTTTCAAGTCGAACTTTTTCCGTAGTAAACTACAGGATTCTTATATTCAACAAGCCTTCGCTTTTTATTAGGGAACCGAGACCCCCTACAGTCTCGTAGAGGGATTATATGTTTCGGCTTTTCTTCTTTCATCTATCTTTTGTCGTAATACTCCACAAACTTACGTTCTACATCTTTACGGAATCTTTCATCAGTTCCATAGCGAGGATCGGCAACTAAGGATTTTAATTCTTCCTCATCCATTCGCTGACCTTCCACTGTAGCAGTCGGTATTTCACGTTCTCCCATCATGCCTCTAAATTTATTGAGAAGTCTCTGACCAGAAGCTGTGCCTCCCCATACTTCTAGTTCATTGTAATCATCCTCAGATAACATACCCTTGTTTACTAACCCTCTACCCCACTTGACGTTAGAGTTAATAATATTATCGGCATTCTCACCGAGTTTAGTTTTCTCCTCTTGGATATGTATCTCTTCATCCTGTTGAGCTTGCATACCCATTTCAGCAATCTTACCTGCGAGTTCGTCAAAGGCATCTTGAGGTACGTTGTTATTTTTAGACCACTCCTTAAAAGTGTCAACCACAGGATCATCCTCCGCAAAGCCAAGTTCCTTGATATTGTCTAAGCTATATTCTTTAGGAGCTTTACCATTACCAGAGTGAAATTTCTTTTCTAGTTCTCCGTATGCCTTGGCTAAACCTTCAACGTCTGGACCATCCTTCTCATGCCAGAATTTTTCTGGAAATGTTTCTGGTCTCGTAAACTCAAGGTTTTCTAAATCCTCTCCGTCATAGATATCTTCTTGTTTGCCTGTAGGCATTCCATCCTCAACCACTTCTTCTGCTTGTTGTTCTGCATCAGCCATCAAGCCTTTTGACTCTTCTGGTTGTGGTGTAGGTTGTTCTTCTTCTTGTTTTACTTCTTCATTTTCGATCATAATTAGCCCTCCTTATTCTGGTTATTATTTCTCTTATAATCGTATTCTGACCATCTCTATAATATCCGAAGCTATTATCATACCCAGGTGTCCAAGTTGGAGTGTCGAGGTATGTGTCCTTGAGATGTATCAGTAATTTTTTCCCATCTTGTGATGAAAAAACTCGTTGATATAATTTATCCAAGTCAGTAGGTTCTATCTTTTGATGTGGGTTAGGTGTTGCATCTAAGCCTTCCCAACCTGGACTATTTATGTTTTTTTGTTGTTCGTTTGTTACTTTCATTTTTTTTTGCCCTCCATAGCTGTGGATCATATCCACCATAATTAAAATTCATTACTGTTCTTCCTGTGGTGGCGGTGCTTGCTGAGCTTGTTGCTGTTGAGCCATCATCTGAGCTTGCTCCGCCATAACTTGTTGCATCTGCATTCTCTCTTCGTAAGTAGTTCTAATATCCGCAGGGATTCCCATTGCATCCGCTATGTAGTCGGCTATCTGTTCTACCTTAATAGTCATCTGACCTGTTGGTCCTAACGAACTAGCTATCTGTGCATATTGCATTACTTGATTTACTTTCGTCATATTGCTCGCCATAGCAAGTTCACCAATCGGCTGTACCTTAACTTGTAGTCCGTTTACCTTCAGTGGTAATTGGATAATACCGAGCTGATCCATAACTTCGAGAGTTCGTCTTACTACAGGGTACATAGTCTCATTAATCAATCGACCAAACGCAGCTCCTAAGTTTTGCGATAGTTGTTTCATTCTCTCGGCAACCTCAAGTGCAGTTCGAGCTGACATAGTATCTGGTGGCAAAGATTCATCTAACATAATTTTCTTAATATTCATCCGTAAGTCATTCGCAACAATCTGCGATAACTGAGGATCACCACTTCTCGGCAATGGCTGTAAGTCAGCTCCTCTAGGACCTCCGTTAGAGTTAACAGGTATGATCGCACCAGGAACTAGGTTTATTGCTCCAGGATTCAACACTCCAGAATCTACTGCGGTGTAGACTCCTGCAATAGTTAGTGAAGCATTTTTAAGTGTAAGTTCTAACACTCTGTTCAATGTTTTAATGTCTGGCAAGGCAGTAAGTACAGGTCCTCGACCATACCTTTCGTTAGCAGCTTTCATGTAACGTGCTACCACCCAAGGAAATGATTTTAACTCTCTATAAACAAGCTCATGCTTACCATTATAGTCAACAATCTGATAATGATATTTACCGGTATCCTTGTCGTAGTAAGTACCCTCGATCAACTCAACCATCTCGCTTTCTCGACCTTGATAACTGTTCTTCATATCCTGTGGTATTTTTACATCTGGAAATTCTTGATCTAATACTCCGTAAGGTTTTTTCATTCTTCTATAGACTTTATCAACAGTGCCGAATGGACCTTCCTCAAAGGTAACTAAGAATGTCGGTACAGCAGTATAACGAATCGGAGTCACTTCATCTCCAGGCTGGATAAGCATAATTGCACTACCAATCGCAAGCTCTAATAAAAATTCCCCCATAGCCTGGTCAAAATTAGATTGTCGCATTACATCGAACATTCTGTTGTTATAGCCATCTAAAATCTGTTGCGTTTCTATTTGTCGTTCTTTTGGTATCTCAGAACCAGGCACTAGACGACACCACTGAGTAGCAGGTGGGAATAAGCCACTCTGTAATCTATTCGCAAATTTTTGCGTACTATCTATAGCAGTAGAGTCAAACACTCTCGCCATCTTATCTTGACCTGGTGTATTGGACTCGTAGTATCCATCGTAGAGATTCCTCATAGGCAGGGCATACCGGTATGCATCTTCGTAAATTGATCTCCAATTATCCTTATGACTATTACTTAAATCGTATTTTCTTTTTAGTTGTTCTGCACTTAGCTTTGCCATTATTTACCTACCTCTTTCATAGCTTTATTGTGAGCTTTAGTAAAAGACATTCCCTTTTTCATAAGTAGTCTCATAGTCCTCATATGTTTTTTTGTATGGTGAACTTTGTGTTTATTTAATGTTTTGTTTTCTTTTTTTGTAATAGCCATTATGCCTTCTTATGTTTGTTAGCAAAGTTACGAGCTGACTCTTCGTTCCTAAAACCCCATGCTCGTAGGGCTAATGCTTTTCTGGTTGGTGTTCCGTCTGGGTTTTTCATAGGACCTTTCATTCCTGCGAAGCGAGCTGCGAAACTTACACGTCTCGGATTTACTCCCTTCTTAACAGGTGGTTTTAGATTAGCTCCTTCTTTTCTTTTGAAGTAATCTCTGCCTGCTTGAGTTAAACCACCTTTAGGATTTTTGTGTTTTTTTAGCATACTTCATCTTAGAGTTTTTCATAGACATTTCAACCTTACCATTCACTAACTTGGCGAATGACTTGGCTTGATCTACCCCAGATTTATTGTACGGAAACATTTTGGTTTTCATACCATCCTTAGTTTTGTACATTACTTTCGGCATCATCTCTCCTTTTTTTAGGGTTTCTAATATATTTTTTAACCATAGTCTCTTGGATTCCTACTTGGACCAAGGGTCTGTTGACCTCCTTGATCTTCTGGTCTTCTACCTATGAAAGCTGTCATAAGTCCTTGAGAACCACGTCTCGTTCTTTTACGAGCTGCAATCTCTCTAGATTCTCTGGCTTTAGTTTGCTCCGCCTGTCTTTCTCTACGAGCTATAGCATCAAGCTCGGCTTTAGAAGGACCTGGAGGTGCTTTTGGTTTTGGTGGTGAAAAAAATCCGCCCATATCTACTCCTTATTATTAAACAATCGACTCATAATATAAAAGTCAGTTTTATCTGGACCGAACTTTCGTAACAATCCTTCCTCAGTAAAGTAACACTTTTTAGCCCACTTGTATGCTAGGCAATTCTGACTACTAACATTTATCTGCAATCTATGAATATTTAGGTGTTTTGCAACGTATTCAAAAAACTTGAGACTTGCTCTATGAAACTTAAATTTATTTTTGGTTAAGTGTTTGCATGGTAGTAGCCATGCCTCATACACCCCTTCCCATAAAGGTAGTATACCAAAACAACAGACAATGTCTCCAAAGGATACACCACTAAATGACAACCCCTCCATCGGACACGTTTTTATTTTTTCTTCGTAATCGACAAAGCTGTTCATGAGAGAATGTTCGGACTCTCGGAACTCCATCATCTTGAGATGCGTATAATGAAACGGAATAAATTTATAATCGACCCCATCCAGATTTGTTGCCTGGTTTAGTTCTTCGCAAGTAAATGTCATATCAATCTCGGCATCCTGTCTAACTCTACTATGTTCCTATTGTAATAAAATCTAATGTACTCTTCCCAAGACTTATGCCTATAATCTCCTCGCACCACATATCTTTGAAAGACTTTCAGTTTGCTTCTTTGTTGTAATGGATCGTAAACCATAGGATAAGGTAAGATGCCGTAGTCAACCATTTTATTGAAACGATACCAAATTCTATCCCACGTTTCTCGTTTATCATATCCAATCAACATATATGCCATAATTTCTTTAGGTTTAATTCCGTGCTTTATCAAAAGATCAACTCCCTTAAAAAATCTTTTCTCATCTCCAATATTATCCCAAGCTGTGTAAATCCTTTTATTCTTAAAAGAATCATCTCTAAAATCTATTGTCGCTAAATTTTCTGCTACGACTTCATCAATCAATCTAATATTTATTCCTTGATTAAAACAAACTTTAAAATTTCCATCTTGTATTTCTTTTATTCTTGCTTGCCATTGCTCTTCTGGTTGTCCAAAAAAATCATTGTCAAGTAAGTGTATTTTACGAGGATAAGACCCTCCTCTCCATATTTCGTAAATAGTATTTACAGATTTATTTTTTCCCTCTTTTATAGGCACTACACAAAACTTACATTTAAGCCTACAACCCCTTTGCGTGAATCCTAAACTAAAATTGTAGTTTGGGTAAAAACTGTAATCAAGATTGTCATAATCCCCTATGTAATCTTCTACAACTAATTTCCAATCATCAGTTCCTGTACCACCAATAATAGCATTCGGATAGTTTTTCTTTAATGTGTTTATTCTATTAATACTAAATTTAAATATTGATGAGGCAAAAACAAAGTCATACTCTTTATCAAACAAATCTCTATGAACTGATCTTGTAAAGTCTACGTTATGACCATTTTTCTTGTAATAACTTCCTAATCGCATAAGTGCTAAGTTTGGCAACTTCCCATCTATTTGAATTAATTTAATATTCATTTATTCATTTTCTTTATGTTGCGTATATGGGTAATGCACATACATAGGCAGAGAAAGTAAAGAGTCTTATGGTCATTGATGTAAGTAAATAGAATCCACCAAAATTGCGAGAACAAGCCAAAGTATCCAGAATACCTATAACCATTGCCATAAAGATAAATAGAAATTATAGCGGTTAGTGTGGCAATAGATTCGACAAACAAATACATCATACACCGCACATACCCTCATCACAAATAGAACCAAATCCGTCAAACATATCTAATTGACCATCATCTTCCAATGCTTTGTCTAAGGGTTCACAACTTCTATGCAAATAAAGTTCATCTTTAAATTTATTTTTAATTTTATATTTTTCTTGATCACGAATTTGTTTATCCATTTGAACTGCTTTTTCAAATAACTCTGGATCATTTTCTTTTATTTCTTTCCAAGTTGATTGGCTGTGAAATGGGCAAAAATAACACGCTGACTTAGTAGGCATGGGATAGCCATTGTCTTTCATCCACATAATACAATCTTGCCTAGACATACCAAAATCGTTAATTAAAGGATATTGATTATCTATATAACGTAGTCTATTCATTCTCATCCTTCTCATTTCATCTGTAGATATACCTAATAACATTTCAACTTTTACCTCTTTTAAATCTACCCTCTCACCTTTCTTGTATCCCAACAGTTCTCGCACTTTCTTCGTAACAGGTTTAATTTTATAATCAGCAGTACATTGTCGCATTAGCATACCTTTTTGTTCTGTTTCTTTGTTTTTTGTGTAAAAAGGAATTGTAAATGCTTGATACTTACCTTGACTTGCATCTAATACATCTTGCTCTAAATTTCTCCAAGTAACTATATGCACAGGATAACTTACTGTTTTTTTTATGAACTCTAACCATTCATATACTTTTGGCGGCTCTGCTTGTGTGTCAGCAAAGATAGCACAATCAACCATAGGTATTTTACCTTTATGTATCATTAATGCTAACGCACTTGATTGCACTCCTGCTCCTAGTGATAATACTCTTAATGTTTTCATAACTTCCCTTTCTATTGTAACGGATCAAAATCTATTTTAGCGACCATCGGTTTAAGGTGTGGTCTATTACCCTTGGTCATTCGTCTATGCTCTCCGCCTCCGAGCAGACAATATCCTGCGGCATCTCCGATATGCGAATGCTCATTCTTGTTCGGTGTATCTCTAAATCTTTCTTGCCCTGCTCCAATAGCTACTCTCTTAAAATGATATCCCCCACTCAGCGATTTTCTCAAGCGAACACATTTGCGATCTATTCTGAAGCCAGGTTTGTTCTCAACTAACCTCGTCATCGGCATCGCTAATGCTTCTCGTCTCGTTCTAAAATCATTAGTCGCAGTAGGTTTGGCAAAAAGTCCATGAGTTTTAAGATGTTCAAAACTTGTATTCTCGAATATCTGGTCACGTTGCATACCTGCAGGATCACCCCATATCTGCAACTCATGCTTCGGAAAGAATCTATCGATATCCTCTTTCAGCAATGTGCAGAATCTTTCTAAGCCCATATCGAAGGTAACAAGCTCATGTAATACATT